TGCCGAATTTCCCTCTAGTCTTTAATCTGAATGATCACCGGACCATCGCGCAGGTTTCCGGTCATTGTGCCGTCAAGCGCTGCGATTTCTGCTTTGCTCATATTGCGCCACTTCGATATATCAAAATTTCCGCGTAGAAGACCTGTTGGCGCATCGGCCTGCGATCTTCCATACGAAATACCATTCTCGTCACACCATTTTTCAGCCGCGCGCATGGCCTCAAATGCTCCTTGCTGATCAAATGTTTTACGCATTACCGACACCTTGCCGATTGTGTTCGCAGCCATCGCACCCGGCATCCCTCGTCGTTTCCGTATATTGGCAGTCGCAAGACATGGCGTGCTTGATTTCCCTTTCCGGTGCCGTGTAAGTCGTGTCGGGCGTAGGGCGCGGCATATTTTTGCATCCGTAGGTCATTACCCGCTCTCCCCGACAACGACAACACCATCCTGAGCGACTTCAGCCGGCGCGGACACCAACGGCCTGAATTTCCGATAATCGCAGCAATCACACGGTTTGTATGGGTATCCGCATTCTTTCTCAACATCGCAAGTTTCACAGTTTCCATTCATTTCAACCCCCTCCTTGTCTGCTGCTCTTCCAAATACTTGATAGCCGCAACCCATCCCTTCTGAGCTGCGAAGCCGTCCTTGTGCATAAGTCGCGCCATGTTCATTTCGAGATTGCGCCATGTCTCAAAGGCTTTATGCTGCTCCTTAGTCATTTCCCGCTCTCGCCAATTCTCTGTATCGAGCCAGAAACAAGGCGCGGGCAGTGTGCGGGGTTGCTCCATAGATGCGGCCTGGAAGCATCATTACCCCGCGAATAATCCCCCACTCATCGTCATGTTCAGGCATAAAATCGCGCTGTTCTGTCGCCAGCATCACAATATCAGCCTCCTTAACTTCCCTCGCAAGCGGCAACGTGAAGCCAAATCGCGCCAGCACGGCTGTTTCAACACGCTTTTCGATCGCCCTGTAGTCCGGCAACAATGCCTTGAGTGGTCGCGTGATGTCGCCAATGAAAGCCTCTGCTGCATCATGCAACAGCCCAGCCAAGGCATGCTCAGGCGGAACGATACGGGATACCAGAACCGAGTGCTGCGCAACGCTGTAAAACGCATTAGTGTGACCGGCAAAGCGGCAGATGTTCGATAAGGCGTGCGCAATGTCCTCTATGCCGAAGGTGGATTTTTCCGGCGCGAGAAAGTCAAAATAGTTTCCCGATGCCGTCAGGATATCAGGGCGAAGTGAATGCCTCACGCTGCACCCCCAAACAATGCGCTAACCAAATAATCCCGAACAATCGGCAATCGCCTCGCCTTACGCAAAGCAATATACCTATCCCTGCGCTCCGGGTCGGCGTTCACTTTCACCCTGAACAGCCTGGAGTGTTCCGCTTGCGACAGTATCGCAGGGGGTTCTGCATCCGGCGTCGGGTTGTCCGACCATCCATAAAACGCCGTAGGCTCCCTAGCCGGCTCGCGGTATGGCTCCCAATACTTGATGTACACCGTCCGCTCGGCGCGCAACGCCTTTATATAGAGCCGCACGCTGCGGATATGGAGAAACACCGCATCTGCGAGTTGCTGCGCGCTCATGGATTTGACGGAAAGCAATTCGCGAATGCGCTCACGCCGCAGCTTGGACGATTCGCTTTTGAATTTAACCTTCATTTGCGCTGGCGCCGCGTCTTGCGCTGCGACCTTACTCATACACACCCCCAAATTTGTGAAATTTAAACCACTGGTATTCCTCATTGATATTTCCGTGCGCGTTCTCTTGAGTCTTGTAGGTCATACTGCCTCCCTTCGATATGTTTTTGTGAGCTGCTTATTTACGACGTGCCCGCGATCCAAAACGGCGCGAGCCAACCGTGCGCGGTCAGTGTGGCTGGTTTCCGATTGCCGCAATAAACCGAAATAACTGTTTGCCGAAGCATGGATGTCGGCAGCGTCCATCACGCCGATCCGGCTGATTGCTTCACGCACGGTACGGCGTCTGGTTTCGGTACGCCACGGCTTGACGACGTGGCCGACGAAATCGACGCCGCGATCTACCGGCTGCAAAATCGTCTTGGTCGGGTTCAGGCGCGCATGCAGCACACGCGGCAAGAACGCTTCGATGTCGGCCAGCGCGGCATTGAGCCACTGCGGCGATTCGTGCAGCAGCAGGAAATCATCAACATACCGAATGTAGTGGCGAGCGCCGATCTTGTGCTTGACGTGCTGATCGAGCGCATCAAGGTAAATATTGGCAAAAAATTGGCTCGACAGATTGCCGATCGGAAGGCCCAGGTGCGGCGGCTGATTAGTCAGGCGCTTGTGCGGCGGAACGCGATCCAGCAGATCAGTGTTGCCGCGATACTCAAAGTCAAGGCGCGGATCATGGAACAGGATAGTTTCGGCCAGTTGCATCCACCACGGCTCCGTGACGCGTACGGCGATGAGGTCGCGGAGTACCAATTTATCAATGGCGACGAAGAAGTTTGCAAGATCGAGTTTCAGATAATGCGCTGGCTTGCTCCAATTCTGCGTAATGCAGCGAATCTTCGCCTCCAAGCGCTTGGCCGCATACAGCGTGCCACGCCCCGGAATACATGCGCAAGAATCGGCGATGAACGAGGCGTAGAAGCGCGGCGAGATTCGATTGTAGAGCAAGTGATGCACAACCCGGTCGCGGAAATCAGCAGCCCACACCTCACGGGCTTTCGGCCTTGTGACGACAAAGCAAATCGAACGACCCGGCCTGTAGGTACCGGCCAGCAGATCGTCGTTGAGGGAAATGAGATTGCGCTCTAGCCGCTGCTCAAATGCCAGAGCGCTTTGGGTGTTACGCTTACTTTTTCGGCAATCGAAGTAGGCTTGCGCCAATTCCTCGAAGGCGAATGGTGTGGCATCGTCTTTATTTGCGTATGGCGCGGCCGCGCAAACAATTGTTCTTATGGTTGTTGTTCTGGTTGCCGTTGCTGAAGTTCTGATACCAGGCATAATCGCTGTTGTCTGCGTGCTGCGTCCATTCGTGCTATCCACGTCGCCCCGGCGAAGACTTGCGCCGATCATCGGGCAAACTGCGCCGGACGCTGCCTGGACGCTGCCAGCGGTATCCGTGATGCGCTTGTCGGTGGCCTTGTGAGCCAGCGGCACGACCAGATTAAGAGAAGCACAGGCATCGCCGCCTTGACGGCCATGCAGCGGGCTACGATGCGGCATATTTACGCCATCCATTTGCTTGCTTTCCGATGTCAGAAGTAAGTTTGATTGCCTTTGCATACTGTCCTACGGAAATGAACCGCTTGTCTTTAGAGAGCCTGATCAGCAATTCGGCGACTTGGACCCGCTCCAGCAATTGGGTCAAGTGAGGAGTTTTGTCTCGCGCTGTATTGGCCCGGAAAATAAGGACCATCAACTCGACACATTCCTCCTGAATTTTTCCGCCCAGGCTGCGCTTAAAATCTCGCGGCATATTCTTGGTCATATCCGTGGCAGCATCGAGCAAGTCGTAAGCCACCTTGTAAATCGGAAGTTGCGTGTGGATGGTCATAAATAAATTATTAAATTACTCAATAACTAATCTGCGTATGGCGCGGCCGCGCAAACAATTGCCCTCATGGTTGATGCCCTGGTAGCCGTTGCTGAAGTCCTGACACCAGGCATAATCGCTGATGCCTGCGTGCTGCTCGCTAGACCAGTACCACGCGCCTTGGAACTGATCCTTGAGGTTGGCGTAGAGCAGTGCTTGTTCGCGCCTTGTTGGTAGCTCGCCGCCAGCCTTAATCGCCCACTCACCAGCAGCTTCCCACTTCACTTCACCAGCTTCACCTGGCAATAGGATAACGTGGTGCGACTGCTCGCCTTTCTTGCCGACGATGATGCCAGCGTAGTGCTCGTCTTCGCGCAAATCGATCTTGGCGGAAGCAAATATAACGACTTTCCCTGCCGTTTTTACAAGATTGGCGATCATTTCATTGATCGATCTTTGTGCGGATTGAACTTCCGCGAGGGTGATAGTTTTGTCTTCAGTGGTGATCATGATTTCCTCTAAATTGATAAATGATTAAATTGGCAATCTGCGTATGGCGCGGCCGCGCAAACAATTGTCCTTATGGTTGTGGTCCTGGTTGCCGTTGCTGAAGTGCTGATACCAGGCATAACCGCTGTTGCCTGCGTGCTGCGTTGAACTCCAATGCCAAACTGGATCAAAAGCTTCTGTGCCGCCAGTCTGGAACAACTCAGCTTGCGTCTGCACCGGCAATTCGGCGGTGTAGGGATAGGTTGGCGTCACTGCCGACACGTTGATTCCAGAGCGGCCGTATAGATAGTTTTTATCGGTGGTCGGCTTCAGATTGCGGTACATGATTTCCAGTTCGTCTTGCGACGGCAGATAGAAATCGCTATTACCGTTGATGCACAGTCCAAGCGCCCACTTTGCCAGAGCGCTTCCAGCTTCGGCCATCGCCTTGGTATTGGATAGGCCGTCGCAGTAGGACTGCGCGCCGCTAACAATCTTGGTCGATTTGTTCCAGATAGCGTCTTTGTGCTCGCCTTCCGCCTTCGGAGGGAGAATGATTGCAAACGCTTGGCGATCCACGACGATACGGCCAGCGTAAAACCCGCCTCCCATGCTGGTACCGATGATCGC